TTCAAGCAAAAAATATAGAAGCATCGACATTATTGCTTGCTCCTGAAAAAAATCCACTTATAGTTCCAAATTTAAGACCGCTGGAGGCAATAAATTGGATATCATCTTTTGCATTAGATACCTCTGGCTTATCACCAGGATTTTTCTTTTATGAGAGTGTTAATGGGTATAATTTTATATCATTAAGCACAATATACTCACAACAACCTAAAACAAAATTATATTATTCTGCGAAAAATATGCAATCTTTTGAGAATATTCAATCACAACAAAATAAATTAGATGAAATGGAATTTAGGCAAGTGTTTGACGCTTTAGATAGCATTAGTAACGGTGCATTTTTTTCCCAATTAATAAAACTTGATTTATTGAATAGAAATGTTGAGGGTGAAGCAATGTCGATATCTCAGAGTCGATATAAAACCTTAAACAATTTTTTGCCGTATAATTTGGCTAAAAATCGAATGGGAACATCTATTGACCAAGCATCTGGATACATTCGAATGTTTCCAGCTTTTCAAGAGGATCTTATGAATAGATGGCTGCTAATGAGAGCTTCTAGGCTCGCATTATTAAACAATACACGATTGCACATCGATATTCCTGGTAATAGTGCATTGTCTGTCGGAGACATTGTCTATATTAGTATCCCAACAAATGATGCCAGTACAGAGGTTAAAAATTTAAATGAAGACAAATATTTGTCTGGTAAATATCTAATAACAGGATTAAGGCATCAATTATTAAATACAAAATATTGTTGTTATGCGCAGTTGTGTAAAGATTCATCTAGTATAGATTTCAGTATAAATCCAATTACTAATACAAATTGGAGCACAGCGATTAACTCATGAAAATTCGTAAAAATTTTATTGGTCAAGATGGATTCCAATGGTGGATTGGAGTTGTTGAAGACAGAAATGACCCTGAGAAACTCGGGAGATGTCGTGTTCGCATATTTGGAATACACACTTCAGATTTAAATCTCATTCCATCAGAGGATTTACCTTGGGCTATTCCTGTGTATTCGATTAATAATAGTGGAACGTTCTCAACTCCCAAAGAAGGTGAATATGTAATTGGATTTTACCTTGATGGTTCATATAGTCAATCTCCAGCAATATTAGGTGTTTTACCTGGAATTAATCAGTTTCCTAAAATAGAAGATATTGGGTTTAATGATTTAAGAAACGCTGAACAAATTCGTAACTCACCACAAAAACCATCTTCAATCGATTATCCTGAGTCCAAAACTGGATATTATACAAATGTAAGTGGAAATATTGTTAATGATGGCGTTGGCATTATAGAATTAGTAATCAATAATATTATCATACATCTTCCACTTTCTCTTAGTGCAAAACCATCACTTACTGATGATCAGCAAAACATTGTTGGTTATAGTCATAAATTTACTCAGAGCGAGATTAATACAGGATTTATCGATATTCCTAATAATGATACGATTATTATTCGTGGTTTAAATGGCGCAAATACAACTATTACTGAAGTTCAGGCTCGAGCACTATTAAATTTAGATGTGATTTCATCATTACAACGCGCTGAGTTTTCTATTGAGAGCAATGTTTGGAATACACTTAATGCCACACAAAAAGCTGGTCTGACTCTTAATGCATATCATATGGGCACCAAAACAGACTTCAGAAAGTCGGGTGTTCAATCAGCTATTATTTCAAACAATATTGTTGGTGCATCTCAACTCCTAAGTGCTGACATGCTTAGATCATCAACAGGAAAATATATCAGAAGTGAAGATGGTTTAGCGCATGCTGCCGCAAATTTATTCAAATCGATCCCCAGAAGCGAAGTAATCGCGGCTCGAGCAAACACTCTAACAAATATAACACCAATGACTGTCGCAGGCTCTGGTGTTGGGGTACAGGTTTTTGAATCAAATTTATCAGAGGATAGTGACGCTAAGTCATTAAATTATCCAAATGTTGATGATCTAGGGAAATCAACTTTAAGTGATTTGATAACAAATACCGATAAAACAATTATTCAAAAATTTAGAGAACGTTCTTTGATAAATGCATTAGGCGCCAATGATGAATCTTGGGCTGAACCCAATCCAATTAATTCTACAGAATATCCATTTAATAAGGTAACAGAAACTGAATCAGGGCATGTTATTGAAATGGATGATACACCTCTTATGGAGCGTGTACACATTGCACATAGAGCAGGAAGTTTTGTTGAATGGTATCCGAGCGGAACAAAGGTTGAGAAGATTGTTAAAAATAATTATAAACTTATTATGAGTGATGATCATTTATATGTCGCAGGTATGGTCAATATCGTATTAGAATCAAACACTAACGTTAGAATTGTTGGTAACTGTAATCTACAAATAGAAAACGATTTAAATGCAAAAATTAGCGGAAATGTTAATTTTTCTGTTGCTGATTCGTTTAATATAAAGGCTAACACTCTTAAATTTGATATAGCACAGACCTCTACAATTATGGCTGCAACACATAGCAACACAGGAACATCAATAGCACAAACATCAATTGTAAAACGTGGTTCACCTACTTTATCTCAGAAGTTTTTAGAGGCAGATCGAGTTGTAAGATTTTCAGCTGAAATTAATAAAGAAAATACTAATATTTTGAAAAAGTATCAAGCTGACCCATATAAATTTCCAGCAGCCTTTAAAAATGTTAAGCAATTCATTGCTCCAGCCCCGAAATCAGGTTCCGATCGTATACTTAAAAATATTGTTGGAAAGAGCATAATTGTATTAAACGAAACAGCAGATATAAAAAAATGGCTGGACAAGCAGCTTGATTTAGCATCAAAGGGTTATTGGAGAGAAACTGGAGTTGAAACATCAAAGGTGATACAACCATCAAATCATAATATAATCGATTTATGGAGAAATTTAGGGTTCACACGAGAATATTGGACTTTAAGCGATCAAACTAACTGGGCGATGGCATTCGTTAATTTTGGATTAAAACAAAATGGATATCGATATGTTCAAACTCCATATTCGAGAGATGTTGAACTTCGTATTGACGACTATCGATTTGTTCGTGTGAACCCACAAGATGCAAGAGCTGGAGATGTTGTTTTATGGGCTAATGATCATGTAAATTTTGTGTATGATAATATAGCCTCTGCATTAAGATTTGTGGGAGCAGTGCAACCACCTGATCCACAATTAAATCTGGGTGATGGTCGTATTGGAGACGTATCGATAGTGACTGCAGCAGGTTGTCCAATCGTTACAATTGTTCGTCCATCTAAGACCTAAATAACGGATAGAGGAATAAAAATGCAGCGAGAGACTCGAATTTTTTCGGATTTAGATCTAAATTTTAGTAAACATCCAGTAAAAAAAGATGTTACGCTAAAATTAAACGAGCATGCGATTAGTAGTTCAGTTAGAAATATAATTTTAACTAATTTTGGAGAACGCCGCTTTATCCCTAAATTTGGTAGCGGAGTATATTCGTTATTATTCGAACCATTAGATGATATGACAGCTTCTAACATTAAAGATGAGATACTTAATGCTCTTCAAAATTTTGAACGTAGAATACAAATCGATTTAATCAATGTCGAACCAAATTTTCAAAATAATGGATTCGATGTTACTATTCGATTTTTTTTACTAAACATAGCAACTCCGTTCAGTATAGGCTTATTCTTGCAAAGGTTAAGATAAAATGGCAAATGTTGAAAGCAAACTTATAATTTCTGATCCAGATTTCTTTACAATTAAAGAAAGTTTGAAGAATTTTTTACGATCCCAAAATACATTCTCAGATTACGACTTTGAGGGATCTGCATTATCTCAATTAATTGATCTATTGTCATATAATACACATTACCTGTCATTTTATATGAATATGGTTTCTAATGAATCATTTTTAGATACGGCATCACTTCGCGACTCTGTTATCTCTCATGCAAAAATGCTTGGTTATACGCCATCTTCAACTCGTAGTTCTAGAGCAAGAATAGATTTAAGTTTTACATTAGCAAATAATCCAAGTATTGGAAGCATCACATCATTGACATTGCCTAAATTTACGCAATTTGTTTCATCTGCTCTTGATGGTGTAAACTATACATTTACAAATCTAGATGAAATTACAGTTTCGAAAGCGAATAATCAATTTTTATTCTCAGACCTGAATATTTTTGAGGGAACTCCATCTACACAAGTTTTTGTATACAGCCAACTAATTAATCCGCTACAAGAATTTACATTGAATGATTCAAAGATTGATACCTCTACACTCGAGGTTATTGTGCAAACATCTGCAGGCGACCTTTCTCAGCGAACATTTACATTCGCTTCCAACACCTCCTCTCTTACTGCAAATAGCAAAGTATTTTTTCTAAACGAAATATCTAATGGTAATTATAAAATTTATTTCGGAGACGATATAATTGGTAAAAAACTTGATGATGGTAATTTAGTTATTGTAACATATTTAATTAGCAATGGAATAAAGGCAAACAAAGCATCATCATTTAAATTATTAAGTCCTGTTGGTGGTTTAACTAATGCAACAATTGTTGTAGATCAAGTTGCTGTTGGTGGTGCTGAAATCGAAACAATAGAGAGTATTAAAAATTTAGCACCAAAAACATTTGCATCAAACGGTCGCGCTGTTACAAAAAATGATTATATTGCTCTAATTCAACAAAGATATCCATCATTTGAAGCTGTAAATGTGTGGGGCGGTGAAGAAAATTTACCACCAGTATATGGAAAAGTTTTCATTTCTGCAAAACCTGCAGCAGGGTATGAAATCTCTAGATCTGAAAAAGATTTTATTTTAAATGAAATAATTAATCCAATTAGCATTCTCACAGTTACACCAGAATTTATTGATCCAGATTTTAATTTTTTAAATTTAGATGTACGAGCAACATATGATCCAACAGCAACAACATTAACACCTGGAGAACTCTCAACTCTTATTCGAACTCGCATTAATAATTATGCAAATACTAATCTTGATCAATTTAATTCATATTTCAAAGTTTCTAGATTAATGCATGAGGTTGATATGGCTCATCCATCTATCATGAGTAATGACATTGAAGTAAAAATTGAAAAACGTTTAACCCCTGTTTTAGATGTTTCTAGAAATTATACTATCAAATTTTATACAGAGCTGAAACGCTCAACAGGTGCAGATAGAATAAGCTCGAGTCCTGCATATACAGCTTATGACAATGACGGAATACTTCGCGAGTTTTATTTTGAAGAAGTTCCACTATCATCAACAGGTATTTCTACTGTACAGGTAGTTCTCGGTGGCTCTGGATTGATTCAAACTCCAAGATTAGATGTAATCGGAGATGGCGTTGGTGCATCTATAACTGCTACTATCACCAACCAGAAAATTACAGCTGTGAACATTTTAAAGCCAGGTTCTGACTATACAACTGCTGTAATTAAAGCATATGACCAAGACAATAATCTTTTACCAAATATAATATTAAAACCATTAATTCAAAATACGACAGGAACTTTACGATCATTTTATTTTGACAATAATAATATAAAAATTGTTTATTCAAATAATGCAGGAACAATAGATTATATAAATGGTGTAATAACTTTATCGCAATTTAAACCGATTGATATCAAAGACACATTCAAAACTTTAAAGTTTTTTGCAAAACCAAAAAATACATTGTTTAGTTCAGAACGTAACACAATCATTACACTTGATATAGAAAATCAATCACAAGTTTCAATTGAAGTTATAAAAGCGACATAACATGTCAAGTTTAGACAGAGTTTCAACACTAATCAATTCACAACTTCCTGAGTTTATTCGCTCAGATTATCCTGTATTCGCTGAATTTATAGAAAAATATTATGAGTTTTTAGAGCAGCCAGGAAAGCCAATCTATGAACTTAAAACGTTTGAAGATAACTACAATGTGGATTTTACCCGTAGTGATCTTTTAAAGTATTTTCGTACCAAAATACTACCATCTTTCCCTGAAGAATCTGAACTGTCAACAGAAAGAATTATAAAAGCTGCAAGAGATTTTTATACAAAGAAGGGAACACCTGATTCGTTCAAATTCCTTTTTCGTGTTTTATACAATAAAGATTTAGATATTTTTTTCCCAAAATTACAAATCCTACGTGCTTCAGACGGAAAATGGATTCTCCCACAAGCATTTCGTTTAACATCATCGCCTGAAAACTCTAGTGTAATTCTGACACAATTAAAAAACCAACGCGCAACAGGTTTGGTATCGCGCGCATCATGTATTGTAGAACGAGCCTATAAGACAATAGATGTCTCTTCAAGTAAAGAAATATATGAGATTTATGTGTCAAGTGTTACAAGAGCATTTTTTAATAATGAGGTTCTTGAAATTCCATATATCGATCAAAATGGAGACGCACAATTTTTTAGAGAAAAAATTATTGGAAGCCTTTCTAACCTTAAAATTAATCCTCGTCGAAGAGGTAAACGATATCAAACTGGTGACCCAGTAGTTATAAATGGTGGTCAAAATTTAAATTCTTTGACAAAAAGAAAAGCAGTTGCACTTGTCGGTAATGTGACAACAGCCTCATTAGATTCTACAACAATAATTAGAAAAGGCTATGGATTTAGTACATACCCGAATACATATGTTGATATTATAACACCAAATCCAGTAACTGGAACATTTGATGGTTTGGGCAATGGCTCTGGTGGAAATATAATTGTAACTGCCATTGATACAACTGCAGCTGCTGGAAACATTATATCTATTCCCTTTAATACAGACGCGATAACATTTAAATCAAATAATTATCTATACGAAAATCATTTTGATTTTGACAATACATCACCAACCACACTATTTACTGCTACTTCTGCAGGGTCAACACAAACAACGATTAATATTGCTGCAAATCCTACAATTAGTTCCTCTAATGATTTTTATAATAATTATGTGATACGAATCGTAAGTGGCACTGGAGCAGATGGTACTGGAGCAAAAATTAATGCGGTCGTTATAGCTGATTATATTGGTGCGAATAACATGGCAATATGTAATTCAAACACCTCATTGATTGGAACTGTTAATATTTCTGGTATAAATGTTGAAGCAAACACTTCGTATCAAAATTTTGCTGATTTTACGGCTGGCGTTCCTGGATTCTACACATATTTGACAGCTGGCAAAGATATTGAGATTAATGGCGAATTAAGAACTATTGCCTCTGTAACGAATTCTAAACATTTAACTGTTACCGTTGCCTTCAGCGCTGCAGCGACAGATAAAAAATTAAACGCAAATTCTACTCTTACCACAGCACCAGATGCAACAAGCAGCTTAATGCTAACTACATCGATTGACTCTAGAGTTGGTGGTGCATTTTATTATGAAACATTGACTTTATATCCAATTCAAACTACAACAATTATTTCGGGAGGAGCAGATTTCGATAGCGATCCCCCTGCATTATTAAACGTTGCATCGTTATATGAAAGTGATTTATCTATTTCTGGGTTTGTGTCACTCACTCCTGGTAAATTTTTCAGTTATAACAAATCTAATGCATCATTCAGACTTTCATCAGAATTTTCTTCAATTAATGATTTTTATTCTAGAAGAAGAATAAAACTAGAGCATCAATTTAGAACAATTATAGATTATGACGGCGCAACACGCACTGTATTTTTAGACAGACCATTTGAAACTAATATTAATGAATTAAACATTTTAAATAAGACATTGAGAATAGACAATCGACCTGTTATTTCAAGTATGGGAGTTATTGCACAAATTGAGATTGAGAACGGTGGATCTGGATACACTGTCAGCACTCCATTAATATTCGGCGGTACAGGATTTGGTGCTGCTGCAACTGTTTCCTCTGTTGGGGCTGGTGGCGCAATCACTGCAATCGCGATATCGAATAGAGGTGAAGGGTATCCAGTTGCTCCAACAGTTACAGTAGGTGGAGCTGGAAGTGGTGCTGTTTTACGAGCATATTTACTTGGTGATGGAGAGCAGATAAATGCTACTGCGGGTCTTTTAGGCGAAATCATTGATTTTACTCTTATAGATCGTGGTTCAGATTACATCTTGAGACCAAATGTTTCATTAAAGATTTTTGATTTATTCATCTCTGGTAACACAACAAATATCTCTAGTATAAAAGAAAATGATGTAATTTTTCAAGGACCAAACAATGCTAGAACGTTTACTGGTATTGTTGATGGATTATATGAATCAAATACAGTTCTTCGTGTATTCAATTATTCAGGAACGCCAACAGCAGGTGATATTGTGGTAACACGTGCCAATCAAATTGGTATATTCTCTAACATCCATAATACTGGAATCGCGACTGCTAATGCCAATGCATATGGAAAAACTTATCCAGTATCTTACGGAAATGCTAAAGCAAAGGCTAATGCTGAATTTTTGAATGGTTTGATTCGTTTTAATGGGTTTTATTTAAATACAGATGGACATGTAAGTTCAGAAAAACGATTGCAAGACAGCGATCGATACCATAATTTCTCGTATTCGTTAGTTTCTGAAGAGAGCTTTGATACATACAAGAAAACGATTTTCGATGTTTCGCACCCGACAGGCACAAAATTACTTCCAATACATGTTGTACCAGTTATTCACACTGCTGGTCCAATCGTAAATACAAATAGCCATGCGATTGTAGTACCTTCTAACACATTTATAGGTAATTGTTCAATTACATACGAGGCAAATAATGTAATAGGTGGTGCAGAGAGCTTTGATGTAATCGCAAATGTAAACGACATAATTATAGTAAACTCTTCAAATGCAACAAGATCATTTGCTAAAACAATTACTGTAATTGCTAATAATAACTCACTAAATATTGAAAGTCCTTGTATTTTGATAGGAGAGGGTCGTGCGCATATTCAAAGCGGTAATGCAATAATAAAAGTCGTCGGTAATACAAATGTTGTTGCAAAATTTATCACAACCAACGATAAAATTAGATTAAAGGTTGATGGAACGACGCTTCTTAAAACAATCAATGATATAACTGGAAATTTGATTACTGTAAACTCGAGCACTGGGATAACGAACACAACTAATTTAACGATTGATACTACAAATGCTCAAAATTTTGGAAAACCAACTGTACCTTCTCTTGTATACGAGGTTATTCCGCAATTTAATAACGTTGAATATAAGATTATAAGAACTTGAGGATAATAAATGTCATCATTATTTACTAGAAATTTTGGAACCTTCAATGCTCGAGCGTTCGAGTATTATGTCTCTGCCAGTTTGGCGAGTTTATATGTAACGATTGGTCGTCAATACTCTTGGCCAAATAGTGATGCAGTTCCAGCTGCAACTGAATCCTCGAATGCATTTTATGCAGTTTGGAATGATATGTTGGCTATGAAACGTGTCACTGCAGCAGATATGAATCTCGTTATTCCAAGAGTCGATTGGTCAAATGGAACAATCTACGCTGAGTATACTCAAGATTTAGATTTATTTGCTAAAGCAAACACAGCGAATATTACTTATGACAATAAATTTTATGCACGCAATACAAAAGACCAAGTCTTTAAATGCTTATTCAATAATGCTAACGCGAACTCAACAATTATGCCAGAGATAGATATTGGTGGCCAGCTCCCAGAGAGTCCGTTTATTGAGACTGGTGATGGATATCGATGGAAGTATATGTATAATATTCCTACTGGGCTGAAAGAAAAGTTCTTCACGAATCAATATATGCCAGTCGTGGTTGAGGATAATGTTACCGCTGCAGCTAGAAACGGTCGTATTGATATTATAAAACTTGCGAACACAGGTGCAGGATTTAATGCTAATGTCAACAATAACTTTTTAAACATCATTACTGTGGGTGGAGACGGTACTGACGCTAATATTCGAGTAAATGTTCATTCTAGCGCAGCGAATGGCGGCAATATCGTAGGAACTTCAATTATTTCTGGTGGTAATAACTACACTCGTGCGACCATATCGATAATCGATGCAAACAAAACGCCAAATACAGCAAATGCAAACTTAGTGGCTATTATAGGACCTCCTGGAGGTCATGGATCGAATGTATCGAGCGAATTGGGCGCATCCTCGCTTATGATTAGTGTGTCTATCGAGGGGAATGAAAATGGTCTGATACCGACACAAAACTCTGGTGGAAGCCAATATAGACAAATCACTCTCTTACAAGATCCTAAATTATCCACAAATATTGTCGCATCTGCAAGCGTCCATAGATCTACGACTAAATATTTCCTAGTATCTCCTACTGGAACATTCGCTCATAGAGAAATTGTATTTTCAGGGGCAAGTTTAGCCCTCTCTAATCTATCAGCGATTGTGGATTTTTATGATACAGCGAATGGAGAGATCTATGTGAATAACGTGAGTAATGACGGTACTGTTAATGTTTCAAATTCTTCTTTTGCAATCACAGGTAATACCTCTGGTGCTACGGCGACAGTTATTGCTCAAGACGAATCTGGATTAAAATCTTATAGTGGTAAACTTCTTTATATGCAAAATTCAGCAGCAATCAATCGCGATCCAGATGAACATCAGCAATTTAAAATCGTACTTCGCTTTTAGGAACTAACACATGGCAATAGACTTTAATGTAGAACCATTTTTTGATGATTTCCTTGCCTCGAATGGTGCAAAGGAAAACAATTACATGCGTGTTTTATTTCGACCTGGATTTGCAGTTCAGGCTCGCGAACTTACACAAATTCAGAGTATTTTGCAAAATCAGATAAAACAGTTCGGTGATCACATCTTTCAAAATGGCTCACCAGTTTTCGGTGGTCACATCACATATGATTTAAAAGTTCCATTTATAAAATTACAAACTGCATATAATGGTGCGGACGTGGACTTGGAGGATTATGAGAATGCTGTTATTCGTAACGTTGCAGGTTCATCAAAAGTTCGCGCTAAAGTAATTGCTACCGACGACACGCAGACTAATCCTACTCTTATGGTCAAATATTTGAGAGGAAGTAATTTCGCAAATAACGAAGTTATTTCGAACGCTGAATCAGGTGGTGATGAAGCGAAACTTTTAGCATCAGGCGCTACAGGTATTGGTTCTGTTGCTACAATTCAACCAGGTATCTTTTATGTTGATGGATTTTTTGTAAATGTACCAGAGCAATCGATTGTTCTTGATCCATATGGAAATACTCCATCCTTTAAAGTCGGTTTACAAATTGTCGAAAAGGTAGTTGATGAAAGTGCAGATGCAAATCTTTTAGACCCAGCACAATTGTCATTTAATTATCAAGCTCCTGGTGCACATCGATACCAATTCAATCTTGAACTCACAAAACGAATTCTTACCTCTGCAGACGACTCTAAGTTTTTTGAACTTCTGAGAGTCGAGAATGGTGTTATTACAAAACAAGTAAAATATGCAATTTATTCTGAACTTGAGAAAACACTCGCACGTAGAACATATGATGAATCGGGTAACTATACAGTATCACCATTTAAAGTTTCTCTTCAAGCAAATACAACCGATGCAAATAATTTTATAGCTGTCGTTGAACCAGGTAAGGCATATGTTCGAGGGTTTGAATACGAATCAATTGGTTCACAAAGAATTAATAATTCGCGTGCAAGAACTACGCAAGAATCAAATCAATATGATCTTTCATTGGAATATGGAAACTATCTGTATGCGAATTCTGTTGTTGCATCTGCTAATGGAATGGCAAATTCTGCAAGTTTAACAACACTCGAACTCCATTGTGTTCCAAAATCCAGCATTAATACAACAAACTCAATAACCTATAACACTACGTTTATGGGTAGTGCAAAACTTAAACATATCACCAGAAATTCTGGTGTAGAATATATCATATATCTAAGTGATATCTCATTACAATCAAACACTGTAACTGCAGCATCAACTGGTGCAAATACCTTGGCACTTAATTTTCCAGTCAACTACTCCAATTTAACTAATGCATACGCAAATGTAAAAGTTCGAATCACTTCAGGTGCTTCATCTGGAGATATTAGAAAAATTGTCACCTATAATCAATCTACAAGAATCGCTACAGTTGATCTGCCGTTTACATCACTAATTGGCACTGGTCAAACATTTTCATTGCTGTATAGTACGACTGATATTAATTCTCTTGTAGATGTAGTTTCTACAAAAGCTGCATTTAATGTGTCTATGAATGTATCTAACAATAGTAAAGATACTGCTGGAAAAACCATAGTATATGATTCAAATAGAAGAACATTAATATTTACATTGCCTGAACGACAAATTGCCAATGCAAGTATTGATGACGCTGATTATGTTTCAAATAAATTCATACCTTCACTATCATTTAATGCGAGCGGTGTGGGTTCGATAACTTTAGGTGGTAACGAAAATTTAGATTATGGAACAAATGGAAGTAATCTATCCTCTACATCAGTAGAAAAAAACTTAATTTTTGTTATTCGTAGTTTAAGCACCGCAACTGCATATAGTGCAAATGCCACTTCAGTTGCTGTTGGAGACATATTTTCTCCAACATCTGTTTTACGAACATCTGCGACAGGGCTAACAATTACATCAGGGATTAATGGATCATTTACTGCAGACGTATATGTTCGCGTGAAATTAAATGACTCTGAAGACAATAATCGAAGAAGTAAAACTAAAAAAGGTAATACAGCAAACACTGCGCTCGTTGCCACAAGTTCTTATACAAATGGAGTTGCTGTTACGGGATGCACCAGTGTGTATATCGATTCAACAAACGCACATGTATGGTTTACAGATGCATCTTTAATCAATAAAACACCAGGTGGAAATAATTCGTTATTCATTCCTGATGCATATAAACTTATCAAAGTTTATGATTCAGGAAATGTTGGGTATGCACCAAATACGAGCAATGCGATTGACGTAACTTCAAGTTACGTTTTAGATAGTGGGCAAACATTGGAATTTTATGATCATTCGAAACTTGTATTAAAAGCAGGTAAAAATCCTCCACGTGGACAAATTGTTGTATTCTTAGAATATTATGAACACAATTCAACTAGTGGATATTTTAATGTTGATTCATATCCTGCGGAGCAGTATGCGAATGGTGCAATACCTGTATTTGTTTCGAGTGATGGAAAATCATATTCGCTAGCTGACTCAATAGATTTTCGTCCAACAAGAACATTTGGATCAACATCAAATTCTTATGTTGGATCTCGAATTCCGCTTCCATACGAAACAATGGAAATGACTTATAGTTATTATTTGCCTAGACGAGATAAATTGGTAGTCACTTCTTCGAAAGAACTTAAGATTATCAATGGAATTCCTGATAAAAATCCGCAATATCCTGCTGATCAGGCTGACTCAATGACATTGTTTACACTGGATATTCCAGCCTATACGAGTTCACCATTAGATGTAATCGTTAAGTCAATTGATAATCGTCGTTATACAATGCGAGATATTGGTAAATTAGAACAAAGAATAAAAAATGTGGAGTATTATTCAGCACTCAGTTTGGTTGAAACAAAAGCAAAAGACTCTGCGATTTTTTATGAAGACAATGCTACAGAGAAAGAAAAATATGGCTTTTTGACAGATAATTTCACAGGATTTGCAGTTGGAGATACATCAAGCAAAGATTTTGTCGCTTCAATCGAAAATGGAAAATTTAAACCATATTCAAAAACTGTAAATGTTCGAATGAAGACTGTGGACCCTGCGCTTCGAAGACCAGCTGATCCTACAAGTCCAATTCGTACAGTTTATACCATGCCATCAAATGATATTATCATAAATAATCAACCTGCAGCAACCAAAAATACTGCCGTTATTATTCCTGTGCTCGCTGCTAAATTTGATGGTGATGTGAATTTGTTTCCGTCAACTGATACATATTTCTCCGTGTTAATTCCACCAGTTTTTGTCAGTCCAGTTACAATTCTCCCTCAACCACTACCGCCTTCAACACCGATTGTTCCAATAGCCTTGCCATTACCAGAACCTATACCACCAGTATATTATCCACCAGTCCAACCAATTATTACACCAATTATAGAACCAACGCCACCTCCTCCAGTTGTTATTGCACCTCCTCCATTTGTTGCACCGCCACCACCTCCACCTTATGTGCCTGTAGTAATACCTCCAGTACCTTTTTTTCCAATAGCCGTGCCATTACCAGAACCTTTTCCAAATCCAGAAACTGTTGGAAGTATTGTTGTAGTTCAGCCACCGCCATTACCAGTATCACCGCCAGCCACACCTCCAGCGATTACTTTCCCTGTCGTTGGACCTGTGGATTTGGTCGACATCTCGGCGCCAGTTTTAACTATGGAGGTATTGGATGTCACAGGCGCAGCACCAGAAGTTGGCGTATTAAAAACTTGGTATGGTGGTGCAGTAGGCGGCACTGCAGAAATATTTGCAGAAGCAGGCTTTGATCTTAAATGATATAAATTAGAGGAAATATAAATGAGTCTTTACACAAGGGATATAGAAAACGGATCAAGTCGCGACTTTCGTTTAGATAAAGATGCGCTTGGGCATCCTATTTTAATTTCTATCGAAGATGATTCAACGCGCAAAGAGCAATTTACTCGATTTATGCGAGGAAATGAAATAACATTTATTTCTAAGGGATTATGCCCTGATAAAAGTGCAAATGTATTTTTTGATAAAACAAATGTAAATAATTTCACACAAAAATCAAATAAACTTACCTTAACGTCCACTGGAACGTTTCTTCAAGATGAAGCCATCATTAACACAACAACAAACGCATATGCAAAAGTTGTTACATCCTCTAACAATGTCATTTACCTCAATCAAAATTTTATTAATGTAAATATTGCTCCCTATGCAGGAAACGTACTTAGTTCAACCACTCTTTCAGAGCAAGCAATCATTTATCAAACTGAAACTGATAAAATTCATGGAAAAATTTCATTTGTTGGCGCCGTAGAAAGATATGAAAATTCGAATAGTACGCATGCATATCTTGCAATTAGACCAATTACTGGATCATTCAGAAAATTTACTGCAAACTCTCTTATTTTTTTAAGAAACGATTCAACTCTTCGTTTAAATATTTCGCCAACTCAAACAACAGCAAATAATTTTCCACCTGCCTCAAACGTATACAGTAAAACAGATCTCAGCAAAACCGCAGTTGTTAGTGCACACGATCATTTTTCAGGAGCAATTCAGTTTGCACCAACAATTAGCACCACTCAAATACATGTAACTGATAATTTAATTAATTCGGTTGGTAATACGATTACAATATCCTCTGGTGTCTCACTTGGTCAAACTCGTGTAATCAGTGCAGTTTCAGCAAATGGATTATTGGTAACTTTAAACTCAGCAATTGCTGTGTCTTCGAATTCAAAATATTCTTATGGTTCACATGTCGTTGACGACTTTGGTACTCTGTGTGGATTATTTCACATCCCAGAGACAGCTGATGTTAACTTTGCTGTAGGTAAACGATTACTTACAATTACTGACGCTGCTTCGAGCGACACTAATGATTATATTATGCGCGCATATAATTATTACTCTGTAACAGGAAATCAATTCAGTTATAACGATTATGCAAGACTGGCATATGATTCAATCTCTCCATCACGTGATGTTGCGATAAACAGAGAAGACATTTATAAAAATAATAGAAAGTTCTTTCCACTCGCTCAAACATTTTTTACACCAGGAACAGCAAATGTTCACGCTAGTGGAGTTTCTACCGAATTAAGTTCATTACAACTTTCACGTGTTGATTTGTTTTTTGCGCAAAAACCAACAAATGAAGATTTGCAATTACCCGTAAAAGTTACTATCAATGAAGTTGAGAATGGATTACCTACTACTAAAGTTTTAGGACAAACAATTATAAATGCAATGGATGTAAATACATCAACAATCCCTGATGTGACATCAAGTTCAACAATCACAGCTGTCAAATTCTTTCCACCTGTAATTGTGAAACCATCGCGAGAATATGCAATTACAGTAACGACATCCTCTCCAGATTATGCATTGTTTGTCGCAGAAATTGGCGGTGCAATTCTTGGCACAACACCTGCCCGTCGCGTTTCAGAGCAGCCGTATATTGGTGAATTTTTTAAAGCGCAAAATGCATCAAACTGGAATGCAATTCCAAATGAAGATTTGATGTTTAGAGTTCATTATTCTAATTGGTCTACAACATCAAATAATATCATTTTCAATACAGGTGATATATTATCTAATGTTAATGTTGATTCAATATTAGTGCATTCGATTGATTATAATTTTAAACCTACATCAGTAGATTATTATTTCAAATCTACAAATATTAACGGTGTTCAAGATGCAGATTGGATAAGTATTCGTAAAGATAATTTCTATGAATTTAGTTCAGATTTATCAACTTCAGTGAAGGATTCCTCTCGTCGAAGAAGGCTCATTGCTGGAAATAATAATTCATTTTTAATCAAAGCAGAATTTAATACTTCAGATTCATATTCAGCACCAGCACTTGATACCGAATCAATTGCTATTATTGCTAAAGAATACATGATTAATGATGCTGGAATTGAAAATAAAGATTTTTCACTTACAAACCTTGGTCAACATGCAAATGCTGCAAACATTACAGTGACATTCTCAGCTCCTGATAGAGCAGACGGTACGACAGCTAATGCATATGTTGCAGCACTCTCTGCTGTAACTGGATTTACAGGAAACGTATCACTAGTGGTAATCGATAATCCAGGCTCTGGATATTATAGAGCACCAACTGTTACATTTAGTGAAGCAGCTGCAGCAGTAAATGCAACTGCTGTCGTAGCAGGTGAAAATGGATCTTCAGGTGGTAATTGCCTTGCGCGTTATATTTCAAAAATGGTAACATTGGCAGATGGATTCGACGCTGGCGACTTAAGAGTATTTTTAGATTGTAATCGTCCAGTGGGAACAGATGTGGTTGTTTACTATAAAATTAAATCTGGTGAAGACTCGCAATCATTTGAAGAAAAACGATGGCAATTGATGACTAAAGTAAATAATAACTTTTCGAAAGATAACTTACAAATGATTGAACTCGAATATCGCCCAAGTTTGGATGTAAATCAAGCTGCATATACTGAAGATGGTGTATCATATCCAATCGGTGGCAAATTTAAATATTATGCAATTAAAATTGTACTCGTAACTTCGAACAAGTCTGTTATTCCATGTGTATCAAACTATAGAGCTATTGCAACACCTTCGGGATAATATTATGCATGTAAAAATTAAAGATAGTAATGATCTGGTTAGAGACACAAATTCGAAGGCAATCTTAACTGTAAATAAAGATCTGTTGTCGTTAGATCGTGTGTATAAAGAAAAAATGCGAAAACAAAAAGAGATCGAGTCGTCAATAAATAGTTTACGCGAAGAGGTGTCATCATTAAAAGGCGACATTTCAAAAATATTAGAGATGCTTTCTAGGGGTAATTAATGGCAAATGCAAATATAGCACATATTCAGTTAGTCAATACGTTCAACGAATGGCGTGCTGGCACGAACGATCTGATTGAAGATCGTAATATTCTTCGCAACTCTAATTATGTGAAGGATAATGGCACACTTACAATTCTAAACACTGTTAATACTTCTCCATATCTAACAATTGGTAGCACAGGGAATGGTAATGTCTTTGTTTCTAATGTTTTAAATGCTACGACGATTAATGCAAATACGATGATCGTAAATAAAGATCTTACTGTATTTGGAAATTTATTTGTTGAAGGTAACTCAGTAACACTTAATGTCCATACTTTAGAAGTAGAAGATTTCGACATTGTTTTGAATTCAAACACGACTGGTGCTCCTGTCAATAATTCAAGTATTACAGTTGATCGTGGCAGTTCAACTAATACATTCTTAAGATGGAACGAAACTAGTGATCGTTGGGGATGGAGTGACGACGGCTCAACAATGTATAACTTTGTGAGTGGGCTCGATGCATACGCTCAAGCAAATAACGCATATGGACAAGCCAATGCTGCCTATGTGCAAGCCAATACAGCACGTTCTGATGTCAATACTACATTTGCAACAGTTAACACTACATTCGCAACGCTTAATACCTCTGCAGGATCTCAAAATACCGCAATTACTAATGCTCATGATACAGCGAACTCTGCTGCCAATACTGTTCGTGTATCACAAAACAGTTCTTCGACACTGTCAGCAAAACAACTGAACTTTATTAATACTGCTAGTGTTCTTGTTACTGTATCTCCTCACTCTGATGGAACAAATGCTAATGTTGAATTTGCTGTGAGTGGTGCTGCAGCTGGCGATGCTTATAATCAAGCAAATAATGCATACGGTCAAGCCAATGCTGCTTTCGATCAAGCAAATAATGCAGCTGTGAAAGTTTCTGCCAATTCAGGAACATCTATTTCGGTTCAGAACCTAGTTTTCAATAATACCTCTACAGTTAGTGTTGCAGTTTCTCAAAATGGTACGAATGCTAATGTGTCATTTATTTCATCTGGTGGACCACAAGGTCCACAGGGTCCTGCTGGTCCACAAGGTCCACAAGGTGTGACTGGTCCACAAGGTCCACAAGGTCCTGCTGGTCCACAAGGACCTCAAGGACCACAAGGTGTGATTGGTCCACAAGGACCTCAAGGACCACAAGGTGTGACTGGTCCACAAGGACCTCAAGGACCACAAGGTGTGACTGGTCCACAAGGTCCACAAGGTCCACAGGGTGTTGGTCCACAAGGACCACAAGGTGTGACTGGTCCACAAGGACCACAAGGTCCACAGGGTGTTGGTCCACAAGGACCTCAAGGACCACAAGGTGTGACTGGTCCACAAGGTCCACAAGGTCCACAGGGTGTTGGTCCACAAGGTCCACAAGGTGTGACTGGTCCACAAGGTCCACAAGGTCCACAGGGTGTTGGTCCACAAGGTCCACAAGGTGT